CTACTCCCCCGGCACTTCCTGGCTATAGACCGTCCAGGGGTCTGCCCGGTATTCGATCCGCTGGTCCTCGGCGGCGTGCCAGGCGTGGTCGTCCTCGGTACTCGCCCAGATGCTGTCAGCGCGCCGGATCCGGGTAGCGGCCGCGGTGGGCACCCACTTCACTTCCCGCTGACCCGTGGTGACCCTGTTCAAGATCCGGGTCGGGTACTCGATGAACACCTCACCCTGGTTCCAACCGATGACTTGAGCATGGAAACGGCGGTCACCTCCCCGTACTTCAACGTAGGGGCGGCGGTTGGGTTCGTAGCGGCGCATGCCCTCAAATCGGGGGTCCTGTGTATTGGTCACAAGTTGACTGTACTCGCAGATAGCCCGGTGGCATGCTTGCCGATAGTAAGCATTAGCGGTAGTCTTATGCTTACTACAAGCAAGCATGGTCGACGGCATGGAAGGTTAGTGATACGGATGGCGGGGAATCTCGATGCGAGCGCTGGTGGTAAAGCGAGAGCGAAAGCACTCTCTAAAGCCGAAAGGTCTGAAATAGCGCGAAAAGCAGCAGAAAAGAGATGGGGATCGAAAATCGAAAAGGCTACCCACAGCGGCGAGTTGATCATAGGTGATAAGACCATCTCCTGCGCCGTTCTTGAGAATGGCACTCGCCTGATTACGCAAGAATCCTTTCTGACGGCACTCGACCGCGCACCCAAGGCCAAGGGTGGAACAGGCAGCGCGGGGTCGACAATCCCACCGTTTTTAGCTGCAAAAAACTTACAAATGTATGCCACCGAAGAACTGCGATCGAAGTGGACAGCCGTTCGGTTCCGCAATAAAGGGAACACGATTTCTTACGGGTATGACGCTGACATCCTCCCCGATGTTTGTGAAATCTACCTTTCCGCCAGGGATGACGGAAACGATCTGCATAGTCAGCAAAACGCGATACGCGCTGCAGAGCTAATCATGAGAGGGCTTGCCCGTGTGGGCATCACTGCCCTGGTTGATGAAGCGACCGGCTACCAGGAAGTTCGAGCCCGGGATGAACTACAGCAGATTCTGGATGAATTCGTTCAAGCAGAACTTCGGCCATGGATGAAACGCTTTCCTGACGAGTTCTTCAAAGAGATCTACCGTATCAATGGGTGGGCGTATAAGCCCGGTCAGTCAAAGAGAACGCCGTATGTTGGCAAGTTAGTCAATAAGTACATCTACGACCAATTAGCGCCGGGGGTGAAGGAAGAACTGCAGCGCCTGAATCCCAAGAATGATAACGGGAACAGGTCGCACAAGCATCATCAGCACCTAACCGAAGAAACTGGATTGACAGCGCTAGACCGACAGATTTCGAATGTCACTTTGCTCCTCCGCATCTCTCCCACTAAGGAAAAGTTCGAGGAGCTGTTCGAGGAAGCTTTTCCTCCTCCACAGCAACGGCTGCCCCTGGTTATCGAAACCTAGGTTAATTGTCCAAGCAAAAAACCGCCCCACCCTCGCAATGAGGGTGGGGCGGTTTTGTTTAGTCGGGCTGGCCGAGGTTCGTGACAGCATCCTGCACCGGGTCAGCAGGTGGTTCGACGTTGTTGCGCGCCAGCGCCGCCGTGACGAGCCCAAGCACACCGGCCAGGATGCCGACCAGCGTCACCACCAGGGTGATGAAGCTGTTCACCTGGTCGATGCTGATCAGCCCCATCGTGACGATGACGGCCAGCACCACCGCGCTGAACACGATGGCCGCGGTGTAGATGCCCTTGCGGGTTCTGGCGTCGTTGAGCCCGGTTCCTTTTGCTTCGTACTTGCCCATGGTTACCATGCCTGCACTTTCTTGAGGTTGCTGATCAGGTTTGCGTTGGTCCACTTGTTCCGCTTGAGCACGTCGGCCTTGCGCCGGTGGGTGGGAGCGCCGAGCCAGCCGTCGACTTTGAGTTTCGGGGTGGTGGACTTCATCTTGTTCAGGGCACGCTGCAGGCGCTTGTTGTACTCGTAGACGTCCTGGGTGAGCGGGCCCCAGTATTCGTCCTGCACGAGCCCGTGGTGCTTCTGGAAGGCCCGGACCCCGGCCTTCTGCTTCGGCCCGTCCTCCCCGTCTGGGTAGCCGACGTCCAAGCCCATGTTGGTGAGCGCTTTCTGGATGGCTGTGTTGTCGGCCTTGCTGTTGACCTTCTTCACCGGGGCGGGCTTCCCGGCGGGCTTCACCTCAGCCGGGGCGCTGCCGCCGGCATTGAGCGGCGGGGTCTTGCCGACGGTGATGCCCTTGCGCTTCAACCATGCCTCCGGGTCGAAGTAGTTCCCGTACCCGGTCCCGTTCTCCCGCACCCCCATGTGCAGGTGTACGCCGGTGACGTTGCCGGTGCGGCCGGTGCGGCCGATCACCTGCCCAGCCTTCACCCGCTGCCCCTCGCGGACGTAGATCTTGGACAAGTGCCCGTAGTTGGTGCGGATGCGGTCGGAGCCGTTGGCGTCCTTGAGGATGCCGTGGTCGATGACGATGATCAGGCCGGAGTGACCGGGTAGCACGGCGCCACGCTCCGGGCCGCCGATATGTTCGATGACGCCGTCAGCGACCGCGTACACCTCGGTCATGTCCCCCACGTGGGGGCCAGCCCAGTCGGTGCCCATGTGCTGGCGTCCCCCGTGCAGTCCGTCGAAGCTATCGGTGCGGTAGGTGCCTGCGGGTAGGGGGCTGGAAAACTGGGTCACGGTTTCTCCTTCTGGTTCGGTGAGGTCCAGGAATTCTTCCCATCGGCCCTCAGCTCGGATCCGGGACGGGCAGTCCTTCCCGGAATGGTCAAAGTGCTGCTCCACGTTGGCGCGGGACCAGCCGTGTTCGATGCGCTTCATGCGCACCACCGCGGCGGCGTTACGGAACGCGGCGTTGAAGTCGCCGTCCTCGTTCACGCAGATCTCCACGGCCAGGCGGGTGGTGTTCGCTTCTCGGTTCCCGGCGTGCCAACACTGCGCCGTGTCTGGGTAGGACTGGACGGCTTCCTTCTCGTCCACCGTGATATGCCAGGACGCGTCCCGGCTGTTCCCGTTCTTCTGCAGGTTCGCGTGCGCCGCGGCGTTCGCGCCCCGACTGGTGTTCCCGGTCTCGTGCACGACCACACCGAGAAGCGGATTCACCCCGCCATAGGTATGCTTGTTCTTGGTGACCAGCTGCTGTCTGATCTTCACGATGCGGCCCTCCTTCGGGCATGAGAAAAGCCCCGCCACAACCCGTGACGGGGCAAAAAATATGACCGCACTGTGGCGGTCTAGTTGTCGTTCAGCTGAGGCCAGGGCCGCACCTGCTCCGGCGGTACACCCTGCCCGATCAAGTCACTGCGCAAAGCTGACGCGTACTCGCTAATCTTTCGCCGCTTCCGGGCCTCACGATCAGCCCGCTCCTGCGCCGCATCAGCCCGCGCCCGCTCCCGCTCCGCGTCCTCCCACGCCTCATTCCGCTGAGTACGCATATCAGCGTTACGGGCCTTCTCCCGGCCCGCCTTGCCAGTAAAGAACTTGATACCGGCGTTCACGAGGCTAGTAAGAATCGCCCCGAGAGTACCCCCACCAAGGAGGGTGATAGCTGCCTGAGTGGCATCCATACTTGGCTACCTTTCAGGGTCATAGGCGTAACGTCGAATGCTGAACCACCGTTTAGCGAAGTGCGCGGCCACAATCAGCACCATGCACAACTGGGGGATCCGGTTCCCCGACTCCGAGACATGGGATGACCAGATCGTCACCCCATAAATCACCGTGGACCCAAGGCAAGCGATAGTGGCGGCACGCTCAAACAACCACCACCCCGGCAACACGGTGACCGCGCCAAGCACGCCGCCGCAGATCAGCATGACCGACCAATAGAACGTCAACCCCTGCCCCGCCGTCACCTCCACACTCCTCGGTGGTTTAGCCAACGCCGCCCACCCCGCCGCCAACGCCAACAGGTACACAACGAACTGGATCACCGACACAATCCGTGGCTCCTGAATCTTCAACCACAACGCGAGCGGCCAATTACGATCAATCACAACTCCCCCTCGGGTCAGCACGACAAAATGGGTGTGGCATGGTGATCCTTTCAGGGAATGTATGATCATATTCATGTCTGAGATGGTGGATAGTGCTTTGCATGAACGTCTTGAAGCGTTAGAAAGCGCAGTCGTGGAGCTGCGCAAACAGAACAGTGAACTCAAGCAAAAAATGGCAGTCCGACGTGACGCCCCGTACTTACCTAAGTACTTCACCGCTGGTGCTGACTGCACCATAGCCATCGAAACTACGTTCTACGCCAGCCAGCCCCACAACCCGATTAGTATCGGTTCCAACTGCACTATCCGGCGAGGAGCTGAGTGGATCGGCCCGATCACCGTTGGCGACCGGACAATCTTCAATCGGGACAGCTATGTTCGAGCCAACGTCACCATCGGCAGCAGGGTCAACGTGGGAGCGTTCGTGCGCTTCATCACTGACAGCCACGAGATTGGCGGGACATACCGTAGAGCTGGCAAAGGCTCATTCCCGCCAATCAAGGTAGGTGATGGGACGTGGATCGGTGCTGGTGCCATCATCCTCGGTGGTGTCACCATTGGGGAGGGCGCAGTCATAGCTGCCGGCACGATTGTTAATCGCGACGTCCCATCACACACCCTTGTGGGTGGCGTACCGATGCGGACCATTCGTGAGCTGCCCAGCGATGTGTGAACGTCTTAACCCCACGCTTCAGCGAGCCGGAATGTCACCGAGTCGGTGGTGTTCCCGGCGATCGCTGAAAACGCCACGGGTCGGTCGCCTGATGAAAGATCGATGGACCGAGAAGCTACGTAGGCCTGTGACTTATCGCCAGCTAGCAGGCGTCCCAAGAATCTTTGAGCCGCACCGTCAGCTGTTGCCACCATTTCGAACTCCACCGCGAAGTGGGAACCCCCAGCCAGCCCGGCCGGAAGCGTAACCTCAGCAGCCAACGAGGTGGCTACTCGCAGGAGAATACGGTAGTTCGCTTGCATCGCCTGGTTACTGGACGTGGTTCCCCACAGGACAAACTTCGCTCGCTTCCCCTTGATTGCGAACCAGTCGGCACGCAACAGGCTCGCCCAGCTCACTATAGACTTCTCCGTTGCCGCACCAGTAACTACTCGCTCCGTGTAGTCGGAAGCGACCATGAGTAGGGGGCGGTGGCCAGTCCTGACGGCAGGTGGAGCGCCCGAATAAGCATCCCACCCGGTAAGCGTTAGCTCAGAGGAGTTGCCCATCGACAAAATACGGCGCGTGTTCATATCTGCCCCGGCACCCCAAACAATCGAGGTTTCGTTATGGATCTCGCTGTTCGTCAAAACGATGCCGATGCCATTACGTTTGAACTCAGCCAAACGCATGTTAGCCCCGGAGTAAAGTTGCATCTCCAGGCCAACATCGCAGTCATGGATATTGATGTAGTCGAAATGGCCTACACAGTTCTCCTTGGCTTTCACGCCTACATGGCATTTGCGGATGATCATCTGTCCCGCAGAGTCGGGCGCGCCTCCGAAGTCACGGGTTACGCCGAACAGTTCTGAGATACCGTAGGTGCAGTTCTCGATGATCCCGCCAATGACGGTGTAGCGGGTCATTCCGACGATGTTCCCACCAATTTTTGCCCCGTCTACGTGGACGTTTCGCCACTGAAGGTAAGAGCCGCCACGCGCATCGACGGCGTTGTTGAACGCTCCAACGATTTTCAGGTCTTGCAACCACAGGGTTTTGCCGTCCCCGGCGTAAATGCCGGTGTTGGCCGTTTCGTCCGCGGCCTTGTCGATGACTGCTGTGGGGATACTTGGGTGTCCACCGACTACTGGACCGATGATCTTTATGAAGTCATCCTGTGCTGTAGTGCGGGTGGTGGGCAAGGTAATGCCGCCCTTGTACGTGCCCGGGCCGACATCGATGATCACCGAACCACGAATGACTGGCCCCTCACTCGATAGCGAGTTCACGGCGGTTTTGATCTCACGGAACGCAGTCTGCTCGGTGCGACCGCTATTCGCATCGTCTCCGGTGGCGCGCACATAGATGGTCCGCGTGGCCCCACGGGTGCCACGCCGGGCAATGAAACCGTTCTCCAATGCCGCCCGGGTGGCGGTATCGGCCCCGACGTAGGAAGCCACCTGCGGATCTGTGACACTAGCGCCCCCGTAGGGGCCTTCCGGGCCGGTCGGACCGCGTAGAGAGTCCAACCACTGCGCGATAGATCCTTTATACCCGTTGGCTACGGCCACATCATAGGCGGTAGAAACCCCTGCCAACAGTTGCTCGAACTCTTCGCCCTGAACCGTCAGGGCAGCCTTCAACTGGGACGCTGTGCTGGCGATCTGGTTTTGTGTAGTGTCCACTCGCCCGTTCAGATATGCTTCGGTGGATACGATGGCCGAATCCACACTCCATGCCATATCACGGAAGTCCCGTGAAGCGACGTTCGGGGCGTCTCCGGTACTCGGGTACGGGATGCTTTTTCGAGGTGTGTAATTGACCAATTCCGTTACGCCCTTCCTGTTGGATTGTTTTCGAGCGCCGCATATGTGGCGCTGCTCCATGCTTGTTCGAGTGCTGCATAGTTCCTGCCCTGATAGGCGTCCTCGAAGTCTTGGTAGGTGGTGTGTGTTGTGCGTACTGTCAGCGTTCGCACGGACAACGACATCTGTGCGCCCGCGTCATCATGGGACTCGGATTTGCCGATGATCAGCGCATCCATGCTGAACCCGTAGAACTTTTTTGATTCGACAGTGATCACGTCTCCAAGTTGAAGGCGCGGATCGTAGGCGATCTGCACGTCTGTGAGCGTGATGATGCCCGTTTTGAGACGTGCCGCCAGCCAGTCCCTGACCCGTGTGGCGTCCGCTTTCTTCCCATATACCCCTAGCTCATGCTCCAGCGCAGGAGTCCAAGACGGGGCGCCGGTTGATGCGGTCACGTTGGCGTTAGTGAAGTTTGCCAGGCCACGCCCCCGGAGGATTGGCAGCGGCGCAGATAACCATTTGGCGTATACGGCGGTCGATTCAGGCGGAGCCATCATGGACACGTCACGCGTAGACGGGTTTCGGTGGCGCATCAACCACCGTCGGCCCACCTCGATTTCCTGTGTCCCAATAGCCAGGGACGTGTCGCGCACGTAAGTGTCTCCGTCACCGGACCGGTACACGCCCCCGTACCACGAGTCGCGTCCAAGGTTGAAGTTCACGATGTCCGACAGAGTGATGGCGGAGAACGTCATGTCAGGTTCGAACCATTCAGCGTCATCGTCGGGGCCGATGAACTCTTCAATGGTTTCCCCTGCCCCTACCTGCTGGCTGTTTGACGGCTGGTACAGGAGCACTTCGTACCGCTTGGATAGGGTCAAGGCGGTCTCCCGATATTCCACCCCGACCTGTTTGCGGCGTGTCAGCAACGCTTCCATCCAACCCAGCTCAAATATGTCCTGAGCAGTGGTCACAGTCCTGACCGGGGAGCCAGCGTGAAGCACGTTGGTTGGGGCGAAGTTCAGGACACCATGTTCATCGAAGAAGATGGCGGTCAACGTTGCCTGCCCAACTTCACGAAGAATATCCCCGGCCTTGGTGTCCAGGATCGTGTTCGTGGCACCCATGGACTCCACAAGACCCTTACCCCAAGCTTTAACCGTCGAATCAAAAACTGTTGCGACCGATGCTTGCCATCCAGCCAATGAAATTGACCCAGCTTGCGCAGCAATCGTGCCTGTAGTGACGCGTACGTCCTCCAGAACTGCATCAGCTTGATAGGTGCGATTCACGGGAATTGAATGAGCGATTTCCGAGTTGGGTGTGGTAGCCCCTGTTCCGCTGGTCGGAACCACAACCCTAGCCGTTGTATCACCGGGCCGCACAAACACTTCTATCCAAGGCTCCGAACCCCATGCGGCAGAGAAGGATCGAGTGGTTTCGAACTGGATTGGGCCATCATAACCGCCCGAACGAACCGTGTAGGTCAAAGTTATTGTTGATCCAGTATGCGCGCCACGGACAGCAATAGTGGTGCCGTCCGAGAACTGCGCTGACATTGCCGAGTTATTGCCATGCCACCGCAGCCACAAACGTAAGCCCCCAGGAGCCAAAGACACCGCGGGGATGTATCGAATCGTCCCCGCTTCCAGGTAGGTGTATCCCTTGGACCAGCCAATGGATTTGTCCGCCGAGGCAACCTGCAACCTGCCGACGCTGGCAATCAATGAGCCTTGAATCTCAGTCTCAACTAGCCGTGTTCCTGAGGTGACTTTAGGGACTGCGACCCCGTACCCTGCTGCGCGCATTGCCCGGTAGGCTACGTGCCAAGGCTCCAAGGCGGTTCCGACATGCTCCCAGGTGATGCTCGGTGTGGAGGGGTCGTAGGATGCTGGCATGAGTTCGGCTGCTGCCGGGATCGATGTCAGCGCAGAGAGTGAGTCGCTGTCATCAACAATGTCGGAGGTCAACGAATCTCCGCCACCTCGGGTTACGTCGATGCGGCCAGTGAACACCCGCCAAGACGTGGCGCTGTCGCCCACCCACACCTCTACACGCGCACCAGGGGCGGGCGGCCACCCGGCGCGGCGCTGCCACGGGAACTCCGGGCGCTCTTGCACCACGGTTTGTGGCGCCCAACGGATTGATCCAGTCCTAGCCGAAACACCGGACACCCCTGCAACGGGGTCAGGCAGGTCGCTAGAAATTTCGCCATCTAGAGAGACCGATGCCACCTTGCGCTCGACACCATCCACTAAGACAATCCGGCGCCATTCAGGGATACCAGAGGCCAGTGCTCCGTCCTGCATTAGAGTACCTCCGATACAGTAAACCCGGCGTTCATGAAAGTTCTGGTGGGATCAGTGAGCACAAGCCCCTCAGACACGCCGTGAACTACGGCTGCACTACATCCGCGCCCATCAGAAAACACCGGGGGTGGAACATCAGTCCAGGTCACCTGAGGGCGAGTCAGTCGGAGAGTCTGCGAACGCGCACCCACAGAGACGTAATAAGCGTTATCCGGAGCAACCCCCGAGGCCGAAACTCGCTGCATACCTGCACGGGCTCTCCCTGCACCAAAGTGCCCCCGAATATTGGCGCCGTTCACGTCATAAAATGCCACCCAGATCTCGGGGGCGATTGTCCCGTCACCTTCAACCTCCGCAGTGAAAGTCACCGGCATACCAGGAATCACAGGAAGCCGACGAACGAGCGGGATGCTCTGAGTACCAACAGCGTTCACAAGCACAGACATAGGCGCGAATGAACCATCCGACACCTGCACCGGCCCACCATTCGCCAACTCGTCCCGCTGCTCACGCTCCACGAGTGCCGCCTGCCGTGGCGTGAGAATATTCGTATTCAACGCGTCCGGAGACAAGAACCACCACGGACCAGCACCCCACGCCCCGCGAGCGAAATCCTGCAACACCGCCAAATCGGCCGGGGTGGAAAGATCCCCCCAACCGATCTGCCACTGCCGGGCCGAGATCGGACGCACCTGAGCACGCACACCACCTTCAACCGTAGGCGTCAACGTGTACCGGTCACCGTGCTCAGTGGACAACGATGACGGGCACTTGATGTTGATCATCCGCCCAAGAGTGCCGAGATAAGTCAATGAAGCCTCCTAGGGCAAAAGGTGAGGCGGGACGCTCGGAGCGTCCCGCCTCACTGATTCAATTAGCGTCGGCCACCGTACTGCTTAGCGACTTGCTGCATCGTTCCGTAGAACTTACGGCCATCGATCTGCACCATCGGCTGCCAGCCAGCCATGCCAGCCTGCACAGCAGCAGCAATAGCGTCCGCGGAAATAGGCGAGGACGCGGACTGTGCGGATGCGTACCGGGCCACCTCCGGCGACGGCGGCACCGCGAGTGCGGGCGGCGCCATCAGCCGTTCGGCAGCCTTCGACACGTCACCCACCTTGGACAGGATGCCCAACTCGGCGCCCTCACCAACATGCACACCGGCCTGCATCATCACCCTGGACGGGGACTTGATACCAAGCGAACGTTTGAACGACTTCTCCGCGCTCTTGCCGAGCTTGTAGAAAGCGTTCTCCACGTCCTTCGACTTGCCCTGCAACCCACGCACAAGCCCATCAGCGGCATCAACACCACCCTTATACATGGACTTCGTGACAGAATCGCCAGCCTTGCCCGACCAATAATCCAAGCGCCGATACTGTTTATTCAGCTCCGACACTTCAGACTTCGAACCAGCCAGCAACGCGTCCGCTACCTTGCCGCCCTCAGCAGAGCCAAGCCCAGCGACTTCCTCAACAATCGCCGCCGAGTACCCCTTACCGCGCAGCTTGTCCAGCTTCTTACCGAAACCAGCAATACGGTTCGCGGCACCCTTCGCCGTGTTGATGATGCCCTTAGCGTTCAACGTTTTGTACGGGCCCACAATGGAATTCATGGAGCCGCTCAACGCGAACTCGCCACGCAAGTCACCGGCCACCGCGTCACGCACACTGCGCAACTCGTCAGCCTGCTTAGTAGCCTCTTCCAACGCTGTCTTCAACTTCTCCGACCGGCTAGTCAGAGACGCGAGCGCCTTCTCAAGACCTGCGGCGTCCTTCGCAGCACGCTTCCTAGCAGGGGCCGAATAATCGGCGTTGCGGGATACTTCCAGCAGCTTGTCCACCTGCGACAAACCAGAACCGGAGGTGAACGCGTCGGTGATCGTGCCGCGGCGGAGGTCGACACGCAGATCCCTGCGCGATTCACTCAACCGGTTGGCACGTTCCTTCGCGTCCTTCGCCGCCTCAGCGGACCGCTTGGACTGCTCCTTGACCGCTTTCAGTTCGGCCTTGGCCGCGTCCAGCTGATCCTTCGCCGCAAGTTTGCGGGCACGGTTGGCCTTGTCGCCGCTGATCCTGCTGTAGGCGCGTTGCAGGGACTGGACACGCTTCTCAGCGGCCCCAACCCTGCCACCACCAGCTAACCCGACGAGCTGTTTCATCATGTCTATGCGGGGGTCGTCGCGGTTGATCATGCTGAGTAGTTCGTCGTGTTTGTCGGAGGAGCGCCGGTTGACCACCCATTCCCGGTCATCGACTCTCGCGATCGGCACACCCGCGGCATTGACCGCGAGGATCTTGTCGGTGCCGAGCCCGGTGGCCGGGAGGCGGCCGCCAGTGTCGAGGCCCGGCAGTCGCCCGCCGGCTTGGCGGTGTGCACCTACCGCGGCACCAACCACGGAACCGAGCGGGCCACCGATCACGGAAGCGACGATGGTCGCGGTCCGCTGCCGGGCCAGGTTGGCCAAGGTTGTCTCTGCTGTGCCTGTGATTGCTTCGGCGTTGATCTTCGCGGTGCGTTTCTTGCCCGCGGTGGCGTCGATCTTCTTCCCGGTTTCGGTGGTGCCGGTTTCGCTGACCTTGATCCTGCCGTCTGGCAGGGTGGTGACGATGTACCCGAGGGCTTCCAGGGCTGACTTCACTTCGGGGCTGTTCTCGGTGATCGTGACCTGGCCGTCCGGGGTGGACTGCACCAGCTCGTGGATCTCCGTCAGCTTCGCCGCGAGGTCACCGGTGTTGGAGTCGAACTGGATGTACACGGCACCGGGAATCAGGTTCATCTGATCCGCCAGCTTCCCAGCTGCTTCAGCACTCATACCCATCGCGGTAGCGTTCTGGATGAACGCTTCCCGGCCCTGCGAGATAGTGGCGCCCAGATCACCAGCGGTTGCGCCGGCTTCGCGTTGGGCTTCCATTGCTCGGAAAGTCGAGGACGCGATACCGTCCAGGGCGGCCTGGTTGGCGCGCCCCTTCTCGGTGGTGATGTCCAGGTTCTTCCCGTTCTCTGCCGCGGCCTTACCGGCGGCGTCGAACGCCTCCTGCATGCCGCGGAGGGCTTCACGTTCACTCAGCACGACCATGCCAGCGTTGACCATTGACTGATAGAAATCGTCAATGGCTTTCGCCGCGTCCTCAGCGGACGAAGAGGTCAAACCGAGGTCGGCGGCCAGTGCCGAGAAGTCAGCGTTATCCCCCTCAGCAGCGGCAAGCTTGAGAGCTGCAGCGTACTGCGGGAAAATCTCGGCCAGCTTCTCCACCGGGAATCCAGCTGCATCAGCCTTCTCCGCGATCTGATCGTAGGCTTCCGCGGCCGCGTCGGCGTTACCCGACTTCGCCATGGACGCCAGCACGCCGTCCAGCTGTTCGAAGTTCTTTTTCGCGAACTCGAAGTTGGAGGATGAACGTGTCCCGAACGTCAAGAACTTGGACACGTTCTGGTCGATCTTCTCTGAAATCGACGGGTCGCCCATGATCTGGAATGCGTGCTCGATGCCGGACACATCGAGCCCGTTGAACCAGTTCCCGGTGCCACTGAACATCGAGTCCAGGTCACCAACAATGTTCCCGGTTCCCAGCAGGGCCGCGTTCATCTCGTCAATTTGAGCGAGATCCCCAGAGGACACCATGGAGCCAATCATCGGGCCGACGGTGGCCATCGCCAACAGTCCCTGGGCCGCGAGTTTCGCGCCCTTGCCCAGCCGGGTCATGTTCTTCTCGGTGCGAGACACTGCGGCGTCGATGGTGACCATCTGGCCCCGGGCCTTACCCGCGGCGACACCGGACGCGTCCAGTCCCTTAGCGCCGATGCCCGCCGCGCTACCGAGGGCTTTGAGGCCGCCGATAGTCGTGGTGATGCCGGGGACGATCTTCATAAGGGCGCCAGCGGCCAGCATGGACACACCAGCGATACCCGCGATAGCGGTCAGGGCGCCCTGTACCGGTGCGGGCAGATCGGCGAACCAGCCCGCCAGGTCAGCTATCGCGTCGGCGATGCCCGCAACCACGGGCAGGATCACAGATCCGGCGGAGATCGCTGCATCCTTGATCGTGTTCCAAGCGATCTTCACCTTGGATTCAGCGGTCGCGTAACGCTTGTCTGCTTCCTCAATCAGCGCCATGCCGCGGTCGTATTCTTGGGCGCCCATGGTCATGGCTTCACCCACACCCGCGGATGCGAGTGCAAGGTTCTTCATGGCCAAGGATTCGCGGATGCCCTTGATGCCCATCTCGTCCAGCACGGCGTTCATGGACTGGCCACCGGATTCGACCTGACCAAGCCCCTTGAGCAGGGTGTCCAGGGCGCCGGAGGCGTCTTCCTTCCATGCCTTCTGGAACTGTTCAGAGGTCATGCCGGATGTGGTTGCGAATACGCCGAGCTTTTCGCCGCCACCGTCCACGGCCTTGCCGATCTTGGTGAGCACCTGGGTCATGGCGGTGCCGCCGGCCTCAGCCTCGATACCGACTGCGGACATGGAGGTCGCCAGGCCCATGACTTGGCCCTCGGACAGGCCAGCCAGCTTGCCCGCGGCGGCGAGGCGCATGGACATGGCCATGATCTCGGATTCGGTGGCCGCGAAGTTGTTGCCCAGGCCGACGATGGTGGCGCCGAGGCGTCCAACCTCTGATTGGCTGGTGCCCATGATGTTCATGAACCGGGCCATTTCCATGGCACCTTGTTCAGCGGTCATGTTGGTGGATTCGCCTAGGTCGATCATGACCTTGGTGAAGTCCACGACGTTGTCTGTTTGGATGCCGAGCTGGCCAGCGGCTTCCGCCACTGCCGCGATCTCCGTGTGGGTGGCTGGCAGGGTGCGGGCGAGCCCGCGCAGGCCGTCCTCTACCCGGGCGAGCTGTTGGGGCGTGCCTTCCACGGTTTTCTTGACACCGGTGAACGCTGACTCCCAGTCCATGGCCGCTTTAGTGGACAGCCCGAGGGCGCCAACGATTGCGGTGCCGCCGGCGACCATGCCGGTAGATACCTGGGACCAGGCTTTCTCGTGGGCTTTCGCGGTCTGGGCGAGCCTACCGATACCTGATTCGGCTGTTTTGCCGGCGGCCTCGGTTTTCTGGGCGGTTTCTTTGGCCTTCGCGGCCGCGGCGTCCATGTCCTTCTTGAACGCGCCAACCTCTGCCCGGATCCGAACCACGATGTCACGAGTCGCCACAGGGCACCACCTATTCAGTTATGAGCCCCCCGCAGTGTTGATAGGCTCTTGGCATCATCACTCAGGGGGAAATTGTCTTGAAGAAATCGGCCATAGCCGTCGCCTTACCCATCGGCCTACTACTCACCGGGTGCGCAGCCAGCACGCCGGAACCCGCCGCCACACCGTCAGCGCCGGCACAGGTGGAAGTGCGCTACGAAGTGGACTTCGAAGCAGCCCACAAAGGGCTGACCAGCAAGACCCCCTCCGCAGACATCACCGTCTCAACACCGACAGGCACCGTGCAGAAGACGGTGGACCTGCCGATGAAAACGAAAGATGGGCAGACTGGGGTGCGAGGCGACGCCCCTGCAGGCTCGCCGCTGTACATCTCCGCGCAGAAAAACGACGCCTACGGCTCGATCACGTGCCGGATCTACTCGTCGGGCGAACTGATCAGCGAGAACACGTCCAGCGGCGACTACAGCATCGCGACTTGCAAGGGCACCGCCCGCTAGTCCTCCCACACGGGGTAACGGATCTTCCCGGGCATGGGGTTCTTGTCGTTCTCAGCTGCTGATTCCTTGCCTGCGCAGGCGTGGCAGATTTCCTCGTGCCACTCCACCGTGCCCACGTTGTGATCCCCGAACGCTTTCGACGCCGGGACACCGCACGAATGGATGCTGTCCTCGTACTGCTGCAGAGCCAGCGCCATGATCTTGTCTTGTTCCACAAACCGCCCGTTGTCCTCCCGGAACCCGAGCAGCACGGTGATCGGTAGCCTCCATGACCGCGCCGTGCGGGCCCACCCGACTAGGTGGCCCCAACGGCGGGTGGCCATGGCCTCTACGATTTTGGGACAGTGACCTCTGGGGTTTCATTGTTCGCCTTGTCGGCGGCGTCAGCGAGCAACCCGGCCTGGGCTTCACCGAGCTTCTCGTAGAGGGTGCGGGTCTGGTCGAGATCCAGCTGGACGAACTGGTCGCGGACCTGCACGCTGGTGGCCTGGGCGATCATGCGCAGGGTGGTTTCGCGGTTGATCAGGTTGTCGGTGAATTCCTTGACGCCGATGCGCACGTAGGCGTTAATGTCGGCGGGCACGGTGATTTCCATGCGCTTGCAGGTCTTCCTCGCTTCGTCGCGGCCGAGCTTGGCGGCGGCGTCGATCTTGTCGGAGCATTCGGACAGCACGGTTTCGCGGATGCTGTCGATCTCGGCGCGGGTCAGCGCGGTGACCCGGAAGACGCGCTTGGATGCGTCGATTCGCTGGTACAGGTCCGCGATCTGGGCGTCGAGTTCGGCGTTGGGATTGCGTTCCCCGCCCAACGCTTCCTCACCCTCCGGCGCGGCGGGCGCATCGACCTTCTGCGCTTCCAGCGCGTCGATCTCGGCAATGAGGTCGAGGCGGGCGTACAGGTTCACTGTGTGGGTGGTGCGTTCACCGGTGGCCAGCCACTCGTTCAAGTCGAGTTCGGTGGACGGGGTGGGGGTGATCTGGTCGTTCATGGTTTGACTCCTTGAAAGATGGTGGGGTTAGTCGATGACAGGGATATGGATGGTGTGCTTCGCGTAAGCCGAGCCGTCCGGGCCGATGAACCTGGTGCCGTCCTCGTTGAACTCGAACGCGGTCACGTGAACCCCCGTAGGGTCGATGCGCAGTTCGCTGATGCTCTCGGGGGTGAATCCGAATGAGCGGATCAGCGCGGTGAACTGTTTACGGGTCAGAGACTCCGGCACTCCGTGGATGGTCTTGGCCATGGTTGACTCCTAAAACTGTGGTGACTCCAGTGCGGGGGTTTAGAGTCGCGGCTGGGGTGGGAGTCAGGTCACCCCAGCCACGACTGGTCTTTGTGATGCCGGGCTTAGCCGCCAGCAGTGGCCACCACGGCCCGCGGTGCGAAGGACTGAGGCGCGAACTCCTGCCGGAACTTCTCGTATCCGGCGTTGTCCAACGACATCGGACGCGGCGACAGGGTCAGACCCTCCATCACAGCGACCTCGTCCCCCGCCTTGTACGGGGCGTCCTCGGCCTTCTGCCCTTCCTCCACCTGGCCGATACGCTCCACCAGGTAACCGGGAAGGCCCTTGCGGGTGAACGTGGTCCAAGCGACGTCGTCGGCTTCTTCCTTGAACCGGAACATGTCGAACCCTGCCTCGAAGGTGTCCATTCCAGGGGCGCCCGCTTCGATGGTGTCGCACGGGGACGGGTCGGTGATGATGTTGGTTCCAGTGACCCCGAACTGGTAGTTCGCGACGGTCACACGGCAGGTCAGGTTGACTCCGGCGTTGAGTTCTTCCGGGGTGGGCTTCGTGATATCCGCGATGGTTGGCACCCAGTCCAGGCGTCGGTTCGCGGTGTTGAGCATCTTCGGTCCAAGGCGCATAGCTACTTGCCTTCTTTCTTGTTGGAGGGGGCTGCTTTGAGGTTGGGGAAGCGCCCGTCAAGCCAGGTTTCAGGGACGGTGCGGCGGAGCACTTCTCCCGTGTTTTTGTCGTAGACCTTCACGCTCTTGTTGGGGTCGTAGACGCGGGCGGGTTCGGTTTGCTGGTCGGTCGCCGGCGCTTCTGCTGGCTCGGTGACCTGTTTCTTGGTTGCCACGGTGGGCCTCCTTAGTTGGTGGTGAGCCGCCACGGGAGCGGCAGGAAGAACCGGGCCGGGGTGCCCTGGTTGTCTCGGACCGGCTTTTCTACCCGGAACCCGTCCGGGTCAGGCAACAGCCAGTGGTTACCGATCCGCGCATTCGTGAGAGCTGCTTTGACGGCCACAGCCACAGCCCGGGCATGCGCCGGAGTCGGGCCCACACACGTGGTCTGCGGCGACCAGTCATGCACCGTCGTGTCCGCCAGACCGGTGAGGTCCCGCTCCCCCGGCAGATCATCGGACAGGCCGGAGAACACGACCACGTAAGGGCGGATATACCCGGCCCCGTCGGTGGGGAGCTTGGTCGGGACGTCCCCGTCAAAGACTTGGCCACCCAGTCCGGGGATTGCCCGGAGGGTGGCCAAGAGTTGTTCGGTGAATAGGGTGGCGTCCATCAGCCCCCCAACGCTCTGTCAGCGATTTCGGCCATGGCGACTTCGAACGCTGGGGTGTGCTTGTCCGCGGCAGGGCCGAGGGATGGTTGTGGGGCCATGCGGCTCGTGCCGAATTCCAAGTACGTGGCGTATTCGGCTCCGGCGCGCACCTCTGCCTCTGGGGAGTCCTGCGACACTGAGCGCAGATCTGAGGTTTTGATCGCGCCCCGGTGGAACCCGGTGTCCACCGGTGCCAGTGTCTTCGCGGTGGCTTCGATGTCCTTGGCGGTTTTCTTCACGGCGACCTTCGCCAGCTGGCCCGCAAGTTTCGGCACGTTGCCAAGGTCAGCGGCCAGGGTGCGTAGTTCGGACGCATCAAATTCGATGGACACAGCGCGCCTCCTTATGGGTTTTGCTGGGTCTGGTTTTCGACCGCCGTAAAGTCGTGGGTCCACAGCAGGGTGCCGGTCATCCGCTGCTTGAGGATGTACTCGACCCCGGCGTGGGTGACGATGTCGCCCCGCTCCCCCACCCGCAACTCCGGCACCGGGTACTCGTCTGTGTACGGGAGTTGGATCAGGTACTGGCGGGACTCGGTCGGCTGCTCCACCGGCACCGAAGATTGCTCCCGCTTGAGCTCCTGGATCCGGCACTGCCCAGACCAAACCCGGGTGCGGCCTGACCAGTCCTCCGGCTGCGGCCAAGGTGCAGGGCCGATGTCCACACGGTCTACCGTGCATGCACCGGTCATGACCCCAGCCGCAACCGGGCGATGATACTCAGCCCACCCGTCCGGGATGATCTTCTGGTTTGGGAATGGCATCAGAACCCGACCCGCCATTCCTCAGCCTCGTGCCGGATCCCGGCCCCCGTGTCGATGATCTCGAACCCGCCTTCAAGGTCGGGGTCTTCATCATCGGCCCGGGCACGCAGTGTGAGGGCTTGCTTCCGCAACGCCTCAGCCACCGCCGGGCCGTCCGTGGACAAGTCCTGGGTGCGGATCTTCTTCGCCACCAGCACCTCAGACACGGCTACGGCTTCCAGGGCGTCGGCGGCGGCACGTAGCACCGCCCACCGGGCCCCGTCCTCCCAACCCTGCAACTCCAGGTAGACCTGCAAGGTGGAGTTATCGATCAGGTGCGGGGTGCCCATGTCTGCGGTGAGCGCTCTAACCTGTCGGATAGGTGTCTCGTAGTCCACGAACACCCCACCCCCTTTCGACTAGTCGGGCTAGGCTGCGCCGTTGGACGCCCAAACGCCCTCGGTGAAGCCCTTGTCGATGCCGAAGAACGTGCGGCCCCGGTAATGGATGGTGTCATCGTTGAACGACCCCTCGTCCACCGGCACCTGGCCGCCGCCCACGTGCTCGCCCTGGTCACGCTTGACGCGGATGTCCACGTTGCCGTCGTGGCCTTCCAGGCCGGTGTCGATGATCGACGGCAAGTCGCCGTCCTTGCCCTGCACCAGCGCCCACGCCTTGGACTGGTTGCCGCCCAGGGCCTTGCCGATGGTGCGGGACTCCAGCGGGGTGACGATGCCGCGGAACGGGTTCTCCACCTCGGTGTTGGTCTTGCGGGTGCCGTTGGTGGATTCCATGACCAGCTTGGAGGCGTTCAGGATGCGGTTCACTTCGCCGCGCAGGCCGGAGCCATGCACCAGGTACAGGGAACCGACCTCGACCTGGTCGCCGCGGTGATCCTCCCGCAGAGCGAGATCCTTGATCGCGCCGTCCAGGGCTTCGGGGGTGAAGTTCACCGAAGCGACCGACCCGAAGAAGTCGCCATTCCAGGCGCCGTCCTTCACCAGCAGGTCAGCGACCGCGTTGTTCTTCGCACGCACCGCGCCGTTGCCGAGGAAGGTCGGGAACTTGGCCAGGTCGGAGAACATGCGACGCAGGCGCAGCTCGAAGGTCAGCCCGTAGGTCAGGCCCCACTTCTCGGTGCCGTGCCACAGGTCGGTTTCCTTGAGCTTGCCGGCCTTGTATTCCTCGCCCTGTCCGACGCGCTGGAACGCGTCGCTGGACCACAGGTCAACGAGCTTGCGGCGCTCGAAGTCCGGGGCGGTGGTGGTGGCCAGGATCGGCTCGAATTCGTTCACCGCGGCCTTCTGGGCGACGATGGCCTTCGCCTGGAAGGCGTTGCCCAGCAGGACGGGGAAGTCCGAGGTGGTGAATGCCTCCACCAGTTCGGCCTGCTTGATCGGGTTGCCGCGGCGGTTCTTGCCGAAGAATTCGGCCGCCTCCTTGACGCGCTCCTCGGGGGTGCCGGCGGCTCGCCAACCGGCCTTGTCAAAGTAGCTCATGTTGTTTGGCTTCCTTTCTTAGGCCCCGGCGCCTGCAGGGGCGGGGGCGGTGTAGCCGAGTGGTGCCACCTCGACGGGTGCGGCGCCGCTGGTCTTGGATGCGAGGGCGATGCCCCACGGGGTGTTGCCGGTGGCGGTGGCGGTCAGCTTCCCGGCGCTGGTGATGTACACCGGCAGGCCCTCGGTAGCGAGTGCCCCGGTGACTTCGATGTCCCAGGAGCCGTCCAGCCAGATGGTGACCTTCTCCCCGGTCTTCGCGTCGATCTGGGCGACGCCCGAGATCTGGCCGACCTGGACCGGGTCGCCGGACTTGATGTCACGAGGCGCGGTGACGGCGATGTGTAGGGCGTTGGTGTAACGCTGGTTCATGGCCATGGTGGTTAGTCCTCTCCGAGCGCGGCGACAATGTCGTCGTTGCTGATGGTCTTGGATTCGGTGACGGTGCCGCCGCCCAGCCCGCGAGGGGTTCCCGCGCCCTGGTCGGCTTCACGCTTCGCCGCGGCTTCGGTGACCTCGGCACGGAACGCGTCGGCGTCGAAGTCCTCCGGGGTGGCGACGGACTCAGCCAGCCGGGTGTACAGGGCGGGCGCGTCTTCTCCGAACGCTTCGGCGACGATGCGCTTCGCCTCAGCCAGCCGGTGCTTGTGGGCTTCTTCGGCGCGCTCCTTAGCCTCCTTGGCGCGGGCGTCCTTCTCGGCCTTCAACTCTGCTTCCAGCGCGGTGGCCCGGCTGGCGGACTCACGAAGCTGGGTCAGCTCCGCTTCCTCAATCTGGGTGGTTGCCATGCCGGCATCCTCCTTCTTGTTTTCGGTGACCCCAGCCGGTGTGACAGGGGAAATTACTGGGTCATACTCGACACGGCGCCGCACCTCGACCGGCTCCCCGGACAGGGTGACGTTCACCCCGGTCAGCGCGTACTGCTGCCGGAAGATCTTGTTCCGGGTGTCGTAGTAGACGTACGTGTCATCGTGATCGCGCAGGTACACCCACGTGTCATCGCCGGCGTACTCTTCGCGCAGGGCCGCGGACAACCACATGTAGACGTCATCCGCTGTCGCTTCTTGAACTACGGAACGCGACTCAATGGCCTTCGCGGACTCCCGCAGCTCCGCTACACGGCCCCCACGGCCAGCCACGGTTACCAGGTCGGTGCGGTTGAACGGGTTCGGGATGATCCGCTCCACCACCTTGCTGCCGGATTCGTTGACGCTGATCTCGGCGCTGGCGTAGATGCTCGCCCCGATGTGCTCGTGGAAGTCCTCCACCAGGTCACGCCACGCGGACGCCACCTTGGCCTCGGCCTGCAGCGCCCCGCCTTCACCCACGAATGCGTCTTCTTCCAGCACGAGCGCGAGGTTTCGCAACGAGCCTTCGGGGCGTTCCATGCGTTCGGTTTCGGTGTCGTGGTCGATCATGCCGAGGGTGCCGCGGGGGAAGGCTTTCTCCTTGGCGGCCTTGGCGATCACCTCGGGGCTGTACTCGCCGGAGCTACCAGCCCCCGGGGTGATGATGGTTAGCAGGACTCGGCCCGGCCCGCGCCGGGTGGCAGTAGCCGCTTCACGAATGAATGCCATGAGGTTTCTCCTAAACTGGGTGCATGAGTGCTGATGACGCGAACGACAACCCCGGCGCCCCCGGCGAATGCCCCGGGCACGCCTGGAAGGTGCACGGCATCTACCTGCGGATGACTGGCGGATCCATGAGCGTCAAATGCAAATGGTGCGGAACCGTCAGCTACCGGCCATCAGCCAGCGACGGCATGTAGATCCTTCACCGGTGTGGCGACATAGCTGTCTCGCCACCCGTCGGTGTGGCGTTTGGTGGCGAGGTCATCCCACCCGATGTCCCCGTCCTGCAGCAGCTGGAGGCGCTTGGGCCCCATGATTGCGAGTTGGCTGTCTTCGGTGAGCCCGTCGAACCAGTTCTTCGCGTCGGGGAAGTCATCCTCGGGTTCGGGGACCGTGGTGAAGCCAAGTTCTTTCCAGGACTTGGTGACGTCCACCCGGGCGCAACGGCAGTTAGCGTGTCCTTCGGGCCCGAATTCGTCCACGCTGTGCATGGTCCCGTGTTTCGCTAGGCAGGCGGGGCAGGTCCTGCGGTCGAGGGTGCATTGCCACCGCCACCCGGCCAGCAGGTCTCGGTTCTGCTTGGCTGACGCCAGCGACCCAGCCCTATGCGCGTCGATTAATTCAGTCCTGGCGATGGTCAAAGCCCGTGCGAGTCCCCCGTTGAAGTGCCCCTCGGTGGAAGCGATCAGCTTCCGGGCAACTTCTCTAGGATTGCTCCCTACCGCTATGCCGCGGATTAGTTCTTTTCGCATGGCCGCCACCACCCACCCAGCCAGCGGCCTGGTGGCCGAATGGATTTGCTGGGTGGTGCGGGCGACAATCGCATCCAAAGCCCCAGGGTCCGGGGCGTCCAGATCGAACCCGACACCTGCCGTCGCCGGTGGGAGCTGGGTGCGTAGGATCTGCTGGTGCCCGTCCACCGCGTCGAGGATCGCGCCGGCTATCTCGTTGCCGATGATCTCGTCCGCCGCGGCCGCTAGTTCGTTGAGGGTGGCGCGAGCTTGCTTGAGCGCGGATTGGAGTTTCCGGTTTCGTGCGATGACTGCACGGGGTAACCGGCCTTCCGCGCCTTGGAGGAGTTCGAGGAACGCCTCGTTGAACAGGGGCGCGAGGTCATCCCACGCCTCTACCCATGCCCGGGTGAGCGCTACGACTTGCTCGTCTGTGAGGCGTTGCAGACGGCGGCGGGTGTCGGCGGCTGCCAGCAGGGTTTCATCTGTGACAGCCACCAGATCACCACCTAGTCCTCGTTGTCTGCGAACAGCTCGGTGAACTCGTCAACTGGCAAGAGGCTGTGCGCCTCGTACCCTCGTTCCTTGGTGCCTGCTGTCGAGCAGTAGTAGCAAGGGCGGCCAGTGCAGCAGCAGGTATGAGCCATAGCTACACCTCCGCCGGGTCTCGGCCTTGCCGGTACGCGTCCACCGCGGCCTGACCAGCAGCCACCAACGGGTCCAGGAAATTCCCGTCCTCGTCCTGCAACTGCTCCAGCCACTCGTCCACGTCCCGCACTTCCAAGGCACGCATCATCAGCTCAGCGATCAGCAGCGGCGGGATGTGCCCGTCCGCCTTCTCCAGGGCGTTCATCAGGGTTTCCATGGACGTCTTAGAGATGTCCGGGAACACGATGGTCAACGTCCGGTCCGCCTCGTCCGGGAGTCGTGCGTAGAGCCGGTCCCCGTCGCGTTCCACGGTGCCGCGTAGCGGGCCGCGGGGTGCGATGATCGCCTGGTCGATGACGTACCCGATGATCTGCCGGCGCGCTTCACGCCACACTTCTTGCCGGTTCTGCATGACCAGCTCGGTCGGCTTGTCCAGGGTCTCGGCCACGGCCCGGGCACCGGTCTGACCCGGGTCAGCGAGTAGCGTGGTGACTGGTATGCCGAGGGCGGAGGCGACCATGGTGGCCAGGGGCCGGGCTGATTCGGAGTCGATGGTGGCACCGGTCTTGGGCACCGCCTCCAGTTTGCTGTCGTCGGTGCTGTTGAACGTGCCACCGGCTTGCATGGTGGACATCTTCTCCAGCTCCCGGCGGCCAGCGGCGGCGGTGCGTTTCCCGCCCCGGCTGGTGCGCTGCCAAACGATCTTCGACAGCGCCTTCATCAGGACCGCCCAGTCCTCCAAGAACTCCTTATACCCTCGCGCCCAAGGCAACGCGGCGTAGGCGTCACCGATGCCGTACTGCCACCCGGTGAGGTCGTTGACCTTCACATGGTAGATCGGAGCATCCCAAACGATCTCGTGCCCGTCCAGGTGGCGAGAACGGATCTGGGGCCGGTACGCGTAGTGCGGGTGGTAGCTGGTGACCTCTTGATCGTTGCCGGTGGCGTCGCGGCGCGCCCACACGCGCTTGTAGAAGCGGACAGTGAGTGAGTCCTCCGGGTCGGTGACCTGCTCCTGAATCTCATGGAACGGCAGAATACGGGGCTTCACCCGCCCGGTGAGCGGGTTAGTGAACAGGGCGAAGAACAAGTTCCCGTCGGTGCCGAGTGCTTGCTCGTTGCGGACCTGCGCCTGCGCACCGGTGAACACCTCCCGAACCTCGGGATTATCCAGCCAGTCCTGCACCAGGGCGTTCACGTCTTCACCCGCCGCGGTGGTGCCGACACCTTGCCCGAACACGTACGCGGCCCGCAGCTCCAGGCCGCGCTTGATTAGGGGGTTGCTCAGGGCGTAGACGCGGCAGAGTTCGGCATTCTTGATCCGAGCATCCTGAGAGAACTCGCGCTGCCCCTCAAGGCGAATACGCTCCCACCCAGCATCTTCCCGAGCCAGCTGTAACGCGGCAAGAGATTCCTGCATCGTTTCCAGCTTGTGCTCCATGGTTGCCAGCGTCCCAGAGGGGAACGTCTCGGTCTGCACCTCAGCGACGGTGCCAAGCCCGTAAACCACGCCCATACTCGGCACCACCTTCCATATTTAGTAGGGCGACAGAAGCCACCCACGTTCGTCCAGCAAGTCGTACTCTTCCGGCTGCTCCAGCCCATCCCCATGCCCATCAATCCGATGCAACAGCAACTGATTCACAGCCTGAGAGAGCGCGTCCACGGTGTCATCATGTTTCGATGGGAAGTTCACCAGTTCCTCGCGCAGATCCTCCACGTTCGGCAACAGCCGGGCAGTGGGGAGCACGATGTCCTTGGAGAACGCCAACGGAGACACGGCCGATGCTCGGGCCGACTTCGACCCCAACGGTTCGACCGGGATCAGCCCGTAAATCTGCTTCTGCAGGGCGTTGATCACCGCGGGACCGTTCGCCGCGTTCTCGATCAGGGTGGCCACCACTTGCGGCCACTTGGCCCGCATGGCCAGGATCGCCTCGCACGTGTCGTTGAAGTTCATGCGGCGACGCACCTGATCCAGCAGGTAGGCCTTGTGCCCGACGCGCAACCACACCTGCAGGGCCACATAGTCGGAGTTCTTCGAGTCCGAAAAAGTGAGGTCGCCCGACATCAGCATCTCGTGATCGTCCCGGTCCATGCCGGGGATCCAGTGGGTGCCGTCATCCTTGACGATCCACATGGGTTCGTCGTAGGTCGCCCATTCGCGGGGGAAGATTCCACCCTCGTCCGGGGTCGGTTTCTGCTGATACAAGGCAGCCCAGGAGCGGGGGCCGGTGTCGCGTTTGCGGCGCTCCCACTGTGCTGGGGTCATGCCGCGGGTGGTTTCCATCCACTCGCCCGGTTCACGGCCTAGCGGGTCGGTCTCCCCCAGTTCGGGGCGGTGGTCGGCCTGGGCGGGGATGCTGACTACGCGCCATTCGTCGCCGCCGTTCTCCGGCTTGAGTACCTTCCCCGCCAAGTCCTCAATGCTCCACCTGGTTTGTATCAGGATGACCGGGGCGCCGGGGGCGAGGCGGGTCATGGCTACTTCTCGCCACCAGTCCCAGTTGCGTTCCTGGTAGCGTTCCGAGTCGGCGTCTTCGCGGCCTTTCACCGGGTCATCGATGATCATCAGCTCGGAGGGGCGGCCAGTGAGGGATGATCCGACACCGGCGGTGAACACTCCGCCTTCGTGGCCTTCCAGGATCCATTCGGATTGTGCGGCCACGTCGTTGCGGATGGATAGGCCTAGCTGTTCGCCGTGCTCGTTGATGTCATCGCGGATGGTTCGGCCCCACCGGCGTGCGGTGTCGGTGTTGTAGGAACAGATGGTGACGCGGGTGTCGGGGTTCTGGGTGAGTACCCATTCGGTGAACCGGCGGACAGCTCGTTGCGATTTCCCCATCTGGGGACTCATTGCGATCATGAGGCGTGCGTCGGGGGTGTTCCACGCCCACACCAGGGATTCGTCGATGACGTCCATGGCCTTGGTCTGTTTAGTGCGTGGGTCGAGCGCCTGGGCGAGTTGGCCGGGGGTTTCCCACTGTAGGGCGGGTGTCTCGAATTTGCGGGCGGCGATCTCCCAGATGCTGGCTGTCACCGCCCGGCCCTCCTATGCTGCCTTACGGTCCGCGTCGTTGTGCGTGAATAGCTTGTTGCGCAGTTCAATGGCCGCGGACTCAGCTTCTGCGATGGTGTCGTAGTAGCCGCCGTTGTACTCGCGGTAGTTGTGCTTCACGCGGACCCGCCACGGCTTGCCGCCGCTGGTGTTGCGGTGGACTCCGCGCACCCCGGTCGGGCTGTTGCGGTTTGGGCGAGTGAGGTTTTCCATGTTCTGTTTTCGGCTGGTCACGCGAAGGTGGGACGCTTCGGCGCATGCCCGGTTGCCGCAGATGTGGTCGATGTCTGCACCCTCAGGGATTGGGCCATTTGCTTGTTCGTAGGCCCATCGGTGGACTCTTACGACTTGTTGGCCGTCCCACATGACGCCGTAGCCATTGGGGCGGATAGCTCCGGCCCACACCAGGCATGCGCCTTGGCGTTGGGTGCGGGCGGCGAAGGATGCTTGCGGGGTTTTGTATGCGATACGCTTGGTCATGTTCTCGCCCTCTCTTGGCGGGTACACATGAACCCCGGAGGTTGCAGCCTCGCGGGGTTCTCTTTTTCTTGGGTTGTTTGACGGCGGCTTGCCAGCGGTGCCTCTACTGTTGGTCTGGGGTCTCGCCGTCAAGTGTGTGTGGAGCAGGGTGGGCTCGCCGTCTATACGCGGGTCTTGGCCGTCCTTCACCCGTCTGGTGGGTGTTGACTCCACTCGCTCTCCACCGAGGGTTCGAACCTCGACTAACGGCACCAAAAACCGTTGTGCTGCCAACTACACCAGCGGAGAAGGTGCACTGCCGCGGAGTCGAACCGCGCCCATCCGAGTCTTGCTCGGTGCTTTACGCAGCTGCAGTGCTTCGTGGCCCGTTTCTATTCGGCGGGGCCGGGCCGTGCAACCTTTTACCGCGTCTGTGGGGACGGTTGGGGCTGCTTCTCACCACTCTTGGGGGTGTGGTGTCGTGCGCGTCTCGGTCGTGAACCGGCGGGGGCAGGCCCCGGACGCGCTGCCGAACGCTCCGTCGTGGAGGTCTTCGGCTCCCCGCTCGTGTCGGGGCTATTTTGTTGTGCGTGCGTTGGGGTGCCGGTCTTGGCAGCTGGCCCACAGTATGGGGGTTGTGGCCCTGCTCTCGGCGGTCTTATTGTCGATAAGCTTTCCCCGTGGCTACGCAGATCGCGCCGCTAGTTACAGTTCTTCGATCTTGATTCCAACTTAGTGACAGTTCAGGCTTTTTGCAACTCGCACACGCTAGTTTTGCGTGTACTACTTGCAGTTTTCTGCATGGCAAGGAGTAGTTCGGCTGGGGTGTGGCCCTCCTGGCGGGTGGTGATGTCGCAGCGGGCCGCGATTTTGCCTCGGCGCACCCACTGGCGGGCGGTCGCGTATTTGATCGGGTAGCCGGCCGCGTTCAACGCTTTCACCACGGTCGCCAACGGGGCGAGCGTGTGCCAGGCTTGGCTGATCCGGTCGGTGATCCTCTGGGTGGCGTCATGTTCGCGGTGGCAGGTGTCGCACCGCCCGGTGGTGGCGGTTTCGTGGCCGAGGATGGTCCCCGCGCACCGGGTGACGGTGTTGTCCTCCGCCAGGCTGAGCGCCCCGCACTCCCCCAACGGGCGCTTCACCAGTGGCCGGTCAGCGGCTGACAGCACACGCCGTTCAGCGTCGACCAGATCCGTGTGTAGGTGGCCGACGTAGTCGCGCTGCCAGAGGATGTTCCGGTTCTGCCATAGGTAGGCGGCGGCCTGTTCGGGGCGGGTGAAGATCCGCAAGCGCCCGGGTTCTTCCTGGTTGTTCACGAACACCGCCCACTCCACGAGTAGGCGAACGCATTCGCCTAACCGTTCGGACATGTCCAGGTTCACCGGGATCCCCGGCGCGCTGGTGCCAGCCGAACCAACACGGGGCGTGACCCCCATGTTCGCCAACGTCTCACGGGCAGTCCGCAACGTACCGGGTGCACGATCCAACAACGCGGTGAGCCGGTCATGGCAACGCCGGCAAAGGTACAGCTCCCCCGTGGTCGGGGTCTCACAGTACTGGCAGGTCATGCTTCCTCCAGGGTGAGTAGGGTTTCCGGTTGGATGCGGACGATCTCGGTGCCGCCGGGGAACCGTTCGATCTCGATCTCTACCTGGTGGATGGTGATGATGCGTTCGCGTCCTGCTGCCATGTCGGCGTGGGTGGTTTCATCGATGCGGGTGGTGCGGTGTTGCGTGTTGATGATGATGCCGGCGTAGGTGGTTGGCTCGGTGATGCGTTGGCCTTTGTTGTCTGGGGTGAGCCATTGGGCTTGGAGTTGCATGCTTCTTATCCTATTTGGCCGGTGATAGTGACGGGGTGGGTTTGAGCTTCGATGGTCACGCTTTACTCCTTGGTGATGGTGAATTCTTGTCCGGGCTCCACGCGCTCCCATACCGTCTTGCTGATGCAGAATGACCGTTGCTTGCCGTCCCTGGTGTCGAGGGTGATGCCGTGGCAGGCAGGGTGCATGACGGGCACCATGACTTTGCCGGACATGATGAAGCTGGTCCAGGGCGGCTGATAGTACTTTCCGAGTACGTCGCCGGTGCCGGTCCATCCGCAAGCGGTGAGCAGGAGGATGACCGCCGCGAAGGCTGGCATGATCCGCTTCATGTGGACACCCCCGTGAAGGTGACGGGGTCTTGGGGGTTCACGGTGATGTCCCGGTACATGGGCCCTTCACGGTGCGCCCACCATCCTTCGACGCGGTAGGAGATCTGGACCCAGTCTTTGCTGGTTAGCAGGTGGTCGATCTTGGCTGATACTCGTTCTCCGGTTTCATTGTCGGTGGCGGTGAATGCTTTGCCGATGTCGTTGCCGGACAGATACCGGGCTTCACGGGTTACGGTCATGGTTCCTCCTTGTGTTGGCTGTTATCAGGGTGCGGGGTTGTGGCGTGTACCGTTATGCTGGCGTGCAGTTCACTTGTTGTTGGCGCTCTCACTTCGGCCACGTTCCCCCGGTATGCTTCCATTTGGAACCATGCGCGCATGAACCGGACGTCGGCGGGCGGGAACACGGCCTGCCACACTTGCCATACGATCAGGCAGGCCAGCAGAGCGGCGGCCGGGGCGAGGATCATAGCGGCGCTCATGCGGCGGTTGGTGCGAGTTCGCGCAACACTGTGGGCACCAGGGTGGGCACGATCTTCGACTGGTCTGGGGTGAGCTGCAGCCCGTCCAGGATCCGTTGGATAGCGCCGGCCACCATTTCGCCGGTGCGCTCGGCGAGCTGGATCTTGCGGGCCTCAATACCGGCTTTGAGTGCCATGGTGGTTAGTTTGGCGAAGTGCTCGCGCTCCTTCAAATAGAGTTGGTACCAGGTGTGGAATCCGGCTTCTTGGACGGTCATGTCCACTGGGCCTTGCGGGCCGATGCCGGACTCGGTTTTGGTGGTGCCCCAGATCAGTTCGTCAGGTTCGATCTCGGCGACCTTCGCCCTAAGCCACTGCACATGAGCGTGACTGATCTGGATCTCGGATAGTAGCGCTTGGCCGGGGTCTACGTCTGGATATTTTTCGCGGATGCCGAGTGTGCCGACTTTCTGCGCTAGTTCGGCTTCGGCTACTCGTTGTTCGGCGGCTGCCTTGGCGCGGGGTGATTTGCCGCCGTGGCGTCCGCACCGGGTCGCACCTGGGGCTGGTGAGGATGCGCAGGGGTCGTTGTTCTTCTTCTTGGCTCCACAGATTAGGCGGCCGTTGCGTTCCTGGCCGGGCGCATAGGTAGGGTCGCCTTTGTACCGGCGGATCGCTTTCTGAATATCAGCCTTGGGTATGGGCATATTGTCCGTTGCCTTTCTATAGCCAGGAGTGCGCCCAATGGTGGGCTTGCAGGAACAGGAACCAAAGCACAGGGATCACTGGGTGTCCTCACGCTGGGAGGCTTCGAACTCTGCTTTGTGCGGGGCATATTCTTCGGCGCTGTAGCTGAGCATGGAGCGGCAGAATAGCTCCGCGTAGTCTGGCTGGCCCGGCTTGGCGCCTCTAACCTGTTGGGCGCGGTCTCGGAGCCAGTCGGTGACGTTCTGGTAGTAGGTGCCGTCCCAGTAGACCGAGTTGCCGTCAGGGTCGATGGCCGCGAGCTCGTCAGCTGCTTCCGTGAGTGCTTCAGCTTTCGCTTCTCGTTTGACCTGCTCCAGCCACCGGTCTAACTCGGATCTCTTTTGGCTCACGGTTCCGATGTGTGGTGGTTGCTCGCGGGTGTACTGGTCGCGCACTTGCTCAGTGTTCGGCGTGTACTTGTCAGCGCCCATGGTTGTCCTCCTTGGGATGGTTGGTGCGGTATGGGTTTCTCGGCCATGTGCTGACGTGTGAACCGTTCTCGGTTTTCCTGCCCTTGTGGAATCCGTCGCTCCATGCGCGAGCCTGCTGTTCCTGCTGGCGTGCTTCCAACACCTCGGCGAGGTGGGCGCGATGGAGGGCGTACAGCTGCCCTTCGGTCTCGGCGGTCACGACTTCCCCGCACTTGCACCGCATCCTGCTGGCTTCACTCCACGGGCGCTTCACCGTGTGCGCTTCGAGTAGTTCCAGGATGGTCATCGTGGGTCCTTCCTGCGCATTTCGCATTCTGCGCACTCGTAGTAATCCCAATTCGGGGTTCGCTTCAAGTGCACCCAGTCGTGCCCCATCAGGGTGCAGCCGACGAATGATAAAGCATTCAGGATGCTCATGGTTTCCGTCCTTTGTGGAGTAGTGGCTTGGTGGGGTTGGGTCGGGTCCAGAGCCAGCCGTGCGTGCATTCGCAGAATCCGGTGAGACAGTCGGGCGCACAGCATCCGACCTCGGCCCCGTAGTGCATCTGGTGGCCACACCCTGGGCATCCGTGGTGGTGGCAGTGGCTTTCCCAGCCGGGCACCATTGCGCCCCAGTCGATGCAGTCGCACCCGCGTTGGTATCCCTCGCCCCAGACGTCCCCGGCGTGCCGCTTTTGCTCGTTGTACGGCTTACGTGGCATCCCCGCCGCCTTCCGTGGGTACCCATCGCACGTCGATGACTGGCCCGTACCGGCGCACGAGGTCACCCCAGTCGCGGTATTCCTTCCCGTCCTTGTAGCCCTTCCAGCGGGTGCCGTCGATGGTCTTGGACCACGTGGGGTCGTCACTGCCTTCGGGGTCGCGCTCGTATGGATTGCCGTTTTCATCGCACTCGATGACATGATCAACGCCTTCGGGTTCTGGTGATCCGAGGTCGTACACGCCCTCGATGGTGCAGGGCTGGGCGGAGGCGAGGGATTTGTCGTAGGCGCTCAGTATGGCGGTAGTGATGTCGTGCCAGTCCTTATGGTCGTGGAACGCCTCCTGGGCCGCGTCCTTGGCGGCTAGGAAAGCTTCCGGGTTGAGACGATCAGTCATCGGTAGTCACCTTCTTTTCGTTTCGCATCTCGCGGGCGCGACGGGCGGCGTCGATCCATCCGGGCTTGTTCACCGAGTGTCCCGCGAATGAGTCAATCGATGCGCCTCCGATAGCCAAGCTGAACGCATTCCGCAGTTCCAGCGCTTCGGCTTCCAACTCCGCCTGTTCCTTAGCTTCGGCGGTTTCAGCTTCGAGCGCCCGGACAGCCTTGCCCAGATATTCCAACGCAACCGCCATGAACGCCTCGTATGAGCCGTCACGCACCGTATCCGGGATCGGTGGCAAGCACTCACCAATAGCCTGCATCAGGGCAGGCGCATCAGACTTACTGAGCGTTGTCCCACGGGTCATCGAATCTTCGCGAAGCAACCCGATGAACACACCCTCCCCGTTGTCGTGAACCTGAATTGAAGAGCCGTGAACCACGCTCTTGAAAGTCTTGCTGCTCATTTGTTGTCTCCGTTCTTGGTGGTGCGGGCGGCCTTGAGTGCCACATACCGTGATGCGTGGGCGCGGAAGATCTGCATAGTGACCCGGCCATATGGGCCTTCGGTTGCGCACCGTTCCCCTACTGGTGCGTCACACCATGGGCACGGTACGAGTTCGGGATTCTTCTTCTTAGCCATCGGTATCTCCTCCTAGTGCTTCGTCAGCCAGGCGGCGGGTCGGGCAAGGCTCCTCGTAACTGCCACAGCCTGTGCATCGCGGGTACCCCTTGTAAATCGGGTTTCCGCGTCCATCGTAGGAAGGCAGGTAGATGTTCTCCGGCTTGTGCAGTTCTTGGATTGCCACCAACGCGGCACGCAGGTCACTCATTCGGCTCACCACCGTCCAGGGCGCGGCGAATGTCCACCATCACAGAATGCAGTACTTCCTCGGGTATGGTTTTTCGATACTCGGACGCCAACTCCCGCACGCGTTCGATCTGCTCAAACAATTCCTTATTCTCCTTCTGGCGGAAATCCCGCTCAGCTTCGGCCTGTTCGAGTTCTTGTGCTTGCAACGAGTAAGCATCCTTGAACTTGGTCAGCTCCACGTTGCGTTCTGCCAGAGTCTTGACCACGCTACGCTGGTTAGACACCGCAGCTTCAGCGGCTTCGGCGCGGTCGATCAGGGCCAGGACGGTGGGCGGGTCGAACGTGGCGACGTGCTCGGCGTTCGCCTCCATGCGGTCGCGTTGCCAGGGCATTTGTGCGGCGATGATTCGGGCGGGGCCTGTGCCGAGGTCCCAGGGTTCGCGTGGGCCGAGTACGGCGGTTCCTTTCCGCGCCCACGGGCCGGGGGTCGCACGTTTGGCTACCTGCCGCAGCTGGTCTAGGCCCTTGGTCATGGTGTCCGCCTTGTCTTGTGCATGTCGTCGCCGCAGGTTTGGAGGTGGGTGGTGGTGCAGTCGGGGCACCTGCGCACCGGCCCCGGGTCGTTGGCGCACCGCAGGAATTTGAAGGTCATCAACACCAGGACGTCCGGGGTTTCTAGTGCGTAGCAGTCACCGCACTGCAGGGTGGTGGATCCCCTGCCGCGTCCGTTGATGGCGACCACACCGGTGGTCATGCCGGGGAGGGTGGGAAGTGGTTGGCCGAAGAGTGCTGGCTGGGTGGTCATGCGACGCGTTCCCGTCGTTTGCGGCGGACTAGGGCGTCGGTGACACGTTTCTGCCGCACCAACGCTTGGTCGTCGTAGGCGGCGTAGTAGCCGAGTTCTTTGGTGATGGACCGGTCTATCGCGGCCCGGTACGTGCGCCTCGTGAACCTCATGCCGCACCTCCTACCGGCGGCAGCCAGCCCGCGGCGAGCAACACCGGGACGATAGTCCGCAGGTTACGCATGGCGTACTCGCGCCGATGGAACTTTTCCATGACGGGCAGATCGTCCCACGGCCGCAACAACTCCGGCGGAACGTACGTGCCGGACGCCTTGACGGCTTCGACCTGACGCTCATGCGCCGCCCGGGCGACCTGTTCGACCAACTGCTCAGTTATGTGCTGGCTCATGCCCGGTCACCGCCCGCGTAAGCGAGAACCGCCAAACCCAGAACCAAGGCGACCGCGACAACGGTGCCGGTGGTGATGAAAGCTTCAAACAAAATAATCGTTCCCCCTCCCCCGCCACAAGATGCTGACGGGATCATTTTTTGCTTATCGACACTTGCAACCCTAGCAATCAATGGTTGCAACCACAAGCACGAAACTATGCTTCCAGTGGTTGAATGACAACCACCAGTTTTTCCGGCCCGTACCCGCCATGATGCAGGAATGGGCCCTCCAGATACTCGTGCGAATCGTCCGGAAGAATCCCGTAGTCGACGAGGCCGTCAATACAGTGCTTGACGCTCGGCATTAGGTTGTGCGGGTCATAGCGGCGGCGCGAAGACTTCCACACGTAGACGTCGACCCGCGCCCGATCCAGCCCCTTCGGTGCCTTCTGCTGCCGGGCGTAGATATGCGCCCCGTGCCGCCACGCCTGGGCGAGCTTGTTTTGCTTCGCCCAGTGGAGTTTCTGGTTGGCGTTGAGCCAGTCCGCTAGTTTCGGGATTTCAAGCGTGAAAGCACTAGGGGCCGTAGAATCCATTTTGAGAGCCTCAAATCTGTTTTGTGGGTGAATACCCGCTCCGGGTGCTGTTCGCGCCGTAGCGCCCACCCTGCGCTTGCTGACCGCTATTCCTGCTTGTGCTGGGTGCAACGGTTGGCATGAAAGGTTTTAGAATGGGGCTACGCCCCGGGTTGTTTCGGATGTGAGCCGTTGGACGTTTTCCCGGAACTCTTGTTGCCCTTGCTTGACAAGCTGATCCCACTTTTCGGGGTTGCGTGCCCGGAACGTTTGGCGGGGGTGCTTGGTGGGTCTGGCGGAGATTGCGCGCTGCTTCGCGTCATGGACTTCTTGGTGCTGGTCGATGCGGCGGCGGAGTGTTGCTGAGGTGAGTGGCGGGATTCGCCCGTCGCGGCCTGGTTGGGTGTTGGCGTAGTAGTCCTTCACACACCAGAGTGCTTGTTGGTAGTCGCGGTGCTGGAGTGCTTCGTGCCAGACGTCGGCGGTGCTTTCGTTCAAGGGGATCAGCGGATCGATCTGGTTGGCGTAGGTGATGATGGCGATGGTTTGTTGTTGGTTCATTGTTCGATTTCACGTCCTTCGAATGGGTTGTTTTGGGGTTGGCGTGTGGCTGCGCGTTGGGCGAGTTGGAGTCCTTGGTGGAGTCGTTTGTCGCTGGCGGTGAGGTTTTGGGCTGCGCGTTCTTGGTCTCCGAGTAGCCAGGCTTCCCATGCGGCGGTCCAGTCGGTTTTGAATTGGGCGGGGCCGGAGACGCTGCGGTAGTAGCTTTTGAATTTGCGGGTGCTGGTTTGGGTATTGACGTTGGGTGCGTGGTTGAGTGCCCAGCGGTGCATTTGGGGTGTGACGGTGAATTCTGGTGGGAGTCTGGTTCCGGCTTTGCCGGTGGTGTTGTCGCTGTCGTTTGGTGATTTGTCTACTGGCCCCGCGTTATCTACCCCGTTAGGGGTAGATGTAGCTGTAGCAGTAGCAGTAGCTGTTAACATCCCATAGCCCTTGCCCGGGCTTGTGCCATAACCGTTGCCATACTCTATGCCATAGCCTTCGCCGCAACTGTCGGCATGGCCCGGGTTTTCGGTTGCCTGCTCGTGCCCGAAATTGAGGGGTAGTTCGTCCCCGAAACTGAGTTCCTTCATGTTCTTCGCGGGGCGTTCGAGCAGGTTCTTCACGCGATCGAATTCCCATGCTTTGAGCTCGGGCGACTTGCGATGGATCTTCTGCAGCTCGTATATGAAGAACTCTCGGATGGGACGCGATGAGATGCCGGCGTAGTCGTTCGCCATGCTGATGGGCAGCCGGTATTGCTTGAGTAGCCCATCATGCTTCACGAATGATCGGATGAACACTTCTTCGGTGTCCTCGTCAACGTAGATGAAGTACTTGGATTGCAGCCCTTCTCCGATTGCGCGCACGTCGGCGGCGGTGGTGTTCGCGGCGGTGCTGGCTAGGCGCCCTGGCCGCCAGTCGGCGACGCCGGCATAGCTCAGGGAGGGGTGGATCAGGAGGAGCTTGTATAGCCACTGCTCGTCTCGGTTCAGCGCACGATAGTGGTCGTCACTGATCATGTCTGTGCGGAGGTTTGCGCGGTCGCGTGCCATGGTTACGCTCTCCCTCCGGTGTAGCTTGCGATGACGTCGTTGCCGGTGCTGTATGCGTCGTAGTGGCCGGCGGGTCGGAATGCTGCACGGACGCCCTGTTTGATTTGCCAGGCCATGGTGGCGGCCGCGTTCTGGGTGCTGGTGGTGGTGACTTTTGCCCACACTCCCGGGTTTTGTTTGAGGTGTTCGGCCAGATCTGCATGGGTTCGACGATCACGAATGTGCGCGGGGGCGGGCCGGTATTCGTAGGTGGTTTTCAAGGTGTTTCACCTTCCTTGCCATATGTCATATTCAAGTCTAGCAATTGACGGTAGCAAAGATACTACCGCCAATTGCAGTTGTGGTTACGCGTGTGCGGGGCGTTCTAGTTGTCTGGTCCAGTGCCAGCCGCCCGCGTGTTGGTAGTAGCGGACGGGGTGGTTGTGGCTGCCGTTTTCGTGGATGATTTCGGCGCGTAGTTGTTTGGCTGTGCGTTTGTCTGGCGCCCATACTTTGCCGCAGCATGGGTCTGGGCAGACGGGGCGGGGCGACCGGTGCGGGTGCGGTTGGGAGGTCATGCTTCCTCCACGATGGGGCATTCGTTGGGCTTGACCCCGTAGGTTTCCCTGAGTGCCGAGACTTCACGGATTAGTGAGTCGAGGTGCAGGGCCCAGAGTTTGGTTGCGGCGGTGAGTTCGTGGCGTGCGTGGTCTAGCCAGTGGTCGCGGGTTGGCTTCTTGATGGCTTTGCCGTGCAGGTCGGTTTTTGACCAGCAGCAGGTGGCTTCTTCTTCCCATTTGTTCCCTGCCCGGGCTAGTGCGTGGTGCACGTGGTTGAGTTTGAGGCTCATGCTCACGCACACGTCGTGCCCGAACTTGTGGCGTTCGTTGGGCATTCCCCAGTGGTTGAGTTCAGCCATGAACTCGTTTGGTGATTCTTCTCCGCATGCTGGGCAGGGGTTCACCATTTGGTAGGAGGCGTGCGGGTTGGCTGGGGGTTTAGGTGGTGCGAGTAGGTCGAGTGCGTCGAGTTGGCCGGGGATGGTCGTGGTCATCGTCTCTTGCCTTTCTTCTCAGTCAGCGCGGTGGCGCGTTCGAGTTCAAGCTGGCTTAGCCGCTTCCTGATGGGCTGGTGGCCTGTGTGGCAGCCGCACGCTTGACGCCTCCCGCATACTCCAAACGGGCTCCAGCAGCAGGACTTCTTGCAGGCGCTCATGCTGTGTCCTTGAGTCGGCGGTATCCTGTCGCTTCGGCAACTACTGCCCGGAGGCGGGCCTCTGCCTCCTGCTTCCGACGACGCTTCGCGTCCAGGATCTTCGCTTCCGCCTCCGCCAGACCAGTCACCCGAGCATTTTCACGAATCACTTCGGCTTCGCGCTCCGCCCGCATCTTCGCGGCGCTGATGATCTGTCGCGCTTGTTCGTCGGCTTCGGCGATGATCCGTGTTGCCTGGACCCGCGCCTTGTCGTAGACGGTGCGTGCAGCTTCCAGCTCCGTGTTCGGACCGTACCTGTACCCGCTCATGCTGCTGTCTCCTCCTGCTTGTGGACTTCGTAGGTGCGGACGCCGGTGAGGACTGCGGCGAGACAGTATTCGAAGTGCCAGTCGTACCGAGTCCAGCCCTCGGCGGCCTCCCACGCGTCCGCGTAGTGGTTCAGCGGTGCGACCTGGGTTCGGTCTACCTCGGCCAGGGCGCTAAGCGCGGCGTGTGCGTTGGTGGTGTCCACCCAGCCGTCCAGCACCTCGTCCTTGATCGTGTGCCACCAGATGCGGGATTTCGTGGCGTCCATGTCGCGGCTGGTTTCCCAGAAGTCCTGCACCACCCACTGCTTGAACAGGTCCTCGTCGTAGTTTTTAACCTGGGAGCGTCCGCCACTGTCCCCGTTCTGGAGCTTTTCGGCCCAGTAGCCAGTGTTGATGTACCCCTGGAAGAACTGAAACATGTCCTCCACGCGGCGGAACGTGTAGGTTCCCATGTCTCCGGTGATGGTGAGGCAGCCGGGCCAGGTGATCAGGTCGTACCAGTAGAAGCTGTTGGTTGGGTTCCTGAACCGCAAGTGGCGGTAGAGGCCTTCCTCGTACAGGATGGTCATCTCGTGGTTGGCCATGCTGGCGTTGAAGTCGCCCAACAGGGCGGGGACGCCGGTCTTGTGGTCGGTGTACTGGACGTCGCGGTGTGTCAGTGAAGCGAGCTTTGTCATCTGTGGTTCCTTGTGGTGTGGGTTGGGTGGCCCCAGTGTTTGCCGGGGCCACCCGGTTGGTTATGGTTTTGGATCCGCCGGAGTACCCGGCACATACACCCGCTTGCAGGTTTGGCAGGTCACCCACCCGCACCACGGTTCGAGTCCGCAGTGTTTCCGGGAGTGGGTGGCGGGTTTACGGCAGCGGGGGCACCGGATCAGAACGGGGCCGATCCGTTGTTCTGCCAAGGGTCACCCCCGGCGGGCGGGGTGCCCCACCCGGGGCCGGGCGCGTGCGTGTTGGCGGCGGGGCTGGTGTTTCGGCCAGCGCCACCTTCACCGCCACCGCGGGCGGACCGGGTGACCTTGGCGGATGCGTACCGGAGGGATGGGCCGATCTCGTCGACCTCTAGTTCCATGACGGTGCGGCGTTCGCCCTCTTTGGTGTCGTAGGAGCGAGAGCGCAACCGCCCCTCGGCGATGACCCGCATCCCCTTGGTCAGGGTTTCAGCTACGTTTTCGGCGGCTTCCTTCCAGACGCTGCAGCGCAGGAACAGGGGCTCCCCGTCTTTCCACTCATTGGCCTGCCGGTCGAAGGTGCGCGGTGTTGCGGCGATGGTGAAGTTCGCGACGGCGGATCCGGAGGGCGTGAACCGTAGTTCCGGGTCGGCGGTCAGGTTTCCGATCAGGGTGATACTTGGTTCTCCAGCCATGATTAAGACTCCTTGGTGTTCTCGATAAGGTCAGCGATGGCGCGCAGCACTGAGGGGCGCAGCGCTCCGGGGAACAATGGTGCGGGTTGAAAGCCTTGGCCGTGGCAGACTGCCCGACCTGCCTGGATGCCCCGCATGTCAACGGGTGCTTCGGGGTGGGTTAGAAAGACCTTGCCGTCGGTGAGGGTGACTGTGGTTCCCTCGTCGGTTGTGATGCTGCGAGCCATGGTTATGCGACCTCTCCGTCGATGATGGTGAATGCGTTCTCGTGATCGCCTTCGACCATTTCGATCCAAATCTGGAAGTTGTGCTCGCGGGCGGTTTTCTCCACCAGCGCGAGGCTGTCGGAGTCCAACAGAGATCCGTCGCTGATGCGGATGATCCGCAGTGCCGGGTTCAGTGCGATGGCCATGGCCATGGACACGCGAATCTGCTCCGCACTGGACGCCTGCTTGAACGGCTGCCCCTGGTAGGTGACCCCGTCTTCGGTGAAGCCGAGCCCGTCGACCGGGAACTTCGCGGCGGCCAGCCCGTCGGCCTTGGTCTTAGCGATCTGCTCCAGCTTTGCAGTGAGCTTCGCGGCCTGGTCCTTGGTCGCGTCGTACTGGAATTCCAGGGAGCCGCGCTCCTGTGCTTTGCGCACGAGCCGGTTGGTTTCCTCGGCCCCATCGATCTTGGCTTGGACTGCTTCGAGATTCACCGGCGCGCCGTGGGCGGCGCATGCTCCATCTGCTTCCTGCTGTTCAAGCTCAGCCGCGGCCAGTTCTGCCCGAAGCTGGTCAAGTCGCTTCTGCGCGTTTTCGGACCGCTGGTGGGCCCGGCTGTAGGACTCGTTGTGGTCGACCGCTTCCCGGTACTCTCCCAGTAGCTCGGCGACGGACACCTCGGTGGTGGGAAGGTCTGCCGGGAGTTCACCGAACTGGGCCAGCGCGGACTCGAATTCCTTGGCGCGCCGGTTCACCGCGGTTCGCTCCTCGAACACCTGCTTGCGCTCGGATTCCAGCTGTTCGGGGTTGAACGGGAGGTCGACCAGGTCGAGGAGCTGTTGCAGCTGCTTCTTGTCATCCAGCAGGGTGAACGCCAGCGGATCCAGGGACAGTTTGCCCACCAGTTCGTCCAGCTTCGCCTGGGCCTTCGGGTACTTCGCCCCGTCCTTGCTGGTGAGGGTGAGGCGGGAGCCGGAGGGGGTGAAGATCCGGGTGACGGTGAGTTCTTCGGTTTCGAGGATGATCTCGGCGCGGTCTTCCCCGTCGCGGATCGGCTTCGGGGTGGTCTTGCTGTTGGCGCCACCGAGCGCGGCGGCGATGCTGTCCAGCACCGAGGACTTGCCTTGCCCGTTCTTGCCGGCCACGATGACCAGGTTCCCGTCCGGGTCTGGGACGATCTGGACGTGCTTGGCGCGCTTGTAGTTGGTGGTTTCCAGGCTGATGATTTTCATGGTCTGACTCCTGAATGGTTGGTTGGTTGGTGTTGGTGGCCGCCCGCCCCCAAGCAAGGCGACCACCGGTCTGTGTGGCGGGTTTACTGCTTGGCTTCGCGGCCAGCAGTGGCGATCAGGTCGAGGATTTCCCGGTCCTGACCGTCGGCGCTGGCCATGTTGTACAGTTCCCGTAGCGCGTCGGCGTTCCCGTATCGGGCTTCTACCTCGGCGGCGTAGTCCACTGGTTCCGGTTCGGGTTCCGGCTGGGGTTCCTGCACTTCCCCGGTCTCCGTGTCGGCTACGGGCTCCGGCTCCGCTGCCGGGGCTGGTTCGGAGGCGGGGCGCGCCAGGGACTCCGCGGCCTTCACCTTCGGCTTCCGGGTGATCTTCGTGGTCTTCACCGGTGCCGGTTCCGGCTTTTCCCCCATGTCCTCCAGCTCGGTTTCCTCGACCGAGTACGGTGAGATACCAGAGAGCACTTCCGGGAACATGCGCCGGCAAGCCTCAGTGGCTGCCTTGGCATAGAGCATTTCCTGGGGATTGGTCTTGTACTTCGGGTTGCTGGTGTAGCCAGCACGCTCGGCCCGCTGGTAAGTCCAGGTGAACTCGTGCCACTCCGCATCGTCACGGTGACGCGCTCGTACAGTCACCGCGTCCGGGGACGCGCTAACCTGGTCGACCTTGTGGCCGTGCGACTTCACCAGAGCGACCATGGACCGGGCGTACATTGCCGGCGACCCGTGAACGATGAACATCTGCTGGACTGCCTGGAAGGGGTCATACCCAACCGACGCGCCAGCCATGATGATCGCGGTGACGTCCATGGTCAGTTCTTCGGGCGTCTTGTAGTTGTTCTTCCCCTTCATGCGCAGCGGGGTGGGGACGAAATTCGAGCGCGCCATGAAGCTGGCGATCTTGTTCGCGTGGCCGAGGGCGTTCACCCACGATTCAAGGTTGGCGATGCCGGTAGCGCCCGGCATGGTCGGCATGCTCAGGTCGGTTGACTGGCTCGGGATAGCTGGGGTGATGGTCATGGTGACTCCTCTGTTGGTGGATTGTTTAGGCAGCGTCCGGGTGGCGTTCCCGAATTCTGGCGACCATGGTTTGCAGGTGGGTGATCAGGTTCTCGACCTCGTCCACCGGCATGATGACCTCATAGCCGGGATAGAAGCTCCGCGGCATCCGCTTGTAGCGGTCGTGGTCCTTGTTTGGGGTGATGTCGATGGCGATGTTCTCGTCCTCGTAGAACAAGTCCAGATCCTCGCCTCGCAGGTCGCACTGGAACTGGTACTCGCTCATGCCGCCACCTGCCCGGCCAGGGGTGCCTGCAGTGGTTCGCCGATGATCTGGTCGCGCACCTTCGTGCCGTCGAAAATCGCCTTCGCGTGCAGGAACATTGAGAACTGCTCGTCGATCTGCTCGGCGCTCCCGGCAAGCTGGTAGAGGCTCGTGCCGAGCGGCTTGCCCGCATACCGGGCGTTCACGCCCTCCCGGTCCATCGGGGTCACGTGGGCGACGTACGTGGCCGCCAGCTCCGGGAACGGCTGCTCCTTCTCCCCGTCCATCCAGAACTCGGCCCGCGAGTAGGCCGCGCACTGCAGCGCAGTCTCCCCGTACACCCCTTTGGAGGTTTTCAGGTCGATCATCACCGGCTTACCGTCGGCCAGGTATGGGCTGGTGGCGATCAAGTCGAATTTGCCCGAGTACCAGTGGGCGCGGTTCCCGATGATCTGCTCCGCCATCACCGGGGTGATCTGCCAGCGGTCCAGGAAGTCCAGGTATCCTTCGATGAACCCGGCCAGGTCTTCGGGGGCGTCTACCTCACCGGTGAGGATCAGCTTCTCGGCGAGGTCGTGCACTTCGGTGCCTCGCTCTGCCGCTTCGTCACGCTCTCGGTTAGGCAGACCCTTGAGGTATCGGACCGCGGTGTCCGGGTCACCGGCCAGCAGGCTGGTCAGCTCGCCCTTGTTTTCCGGGTTCGCAACCCAGTTGGCTACCACAGCCGGTGCCCACCGGATCAGTGCCGGCTTCGGGATCCCGCCGCCCAAGATCGTTGTCACGCCCGACACGTGCTTACCGTCCAGCCGGTACCGGTGCGACTTTTCGTTGAATTTCAGACTCATGGCTTACGCCCCTCCAATGCTCGTGTTGATGACGGCGTCCACAGCGAACGCGAACCAGACCAGACCCACGACAGCCAGCCCCAACATGGCCTCCCCGAGAGCGTGGGCGCGGGCGGTGAGCCGCAAACCGTGGCGCTCCAGCCAACGGGTCATGCCCGGTACCCCTGTGGCTGCGATGACCGGTACAGGTCCAAGGCGCGGGGCGGGATCCGCCAAGGCGAGGTCTTGCCGCCGCGGCCACCCTTGTAAGCGCCCCGCAACCGGCCCTGGTCGGCGAGCTGCCGAACAGTTTCGGGGTTCAGGTTTAGTTCGCTGGCTGCTTGCTTCACATTCAGGTCACTCACCGTGGTGCCGCCTTTCATCGATTCCTCGCCACTCGTATTGGTGGCCGCCGTTGCGTGATTTGGTCCGGCTGTTGGTGTTGGCGACCTTCGTGATCAGTCCGCGGCGTTGCGCGGTGGTGAAGATCGAGCCGATCATGTTGTGCTTTGGTGCTGGGCGGCCCATTGCTTCGCGGAGGTCGTCTGCTGTGAACTGCCGGCCTTGCGTGGCCCAGCGTTCAACGAGGTCCAGGGCGTCGAGCCGCCAGTTGGTGTCTTCTAGTGCCATTGGTTGTGCAGTCACCGGCGTGTCCTTTCTCTAAATTTCTGGTGCTACCACCAGGGTTACGCAATGCAACTGACGGTCGCATGTTCGGGGTCGAAAAGGACTGTCACGTCCACGCCGATGACCTCCGCGATACGTTCGGCGGTTTCGGGCTTGCAGCTAGTTTTCTTGCCCGATGCGAGCTGGCTAATGAACGCCTGGCTGACGTCTGCGCGGCGGGCCAGTGAGCGTTGCGTGATCTTGCGGGGATCGATGGGTGAGCCGTTGCGGTAGGCGTCCATGTCCTCCTTGGTGTAGATGAAGGTTCGGAGCCGTTGGGCGGATGATAGGCGCATGTAGGTTCCCTCCTGCCACTTGCGTTTTGTTCTGAATGGGGACATTTGCAACCCTTTCTAGTTATCACTTCTTGCAACTGCTGATAGCAATAGTATGTACTACTGGTTATCACTAACGCAACCTCTGGTAGCAAGAAATTTGCCTACATCTCACGGTTCCGCATAAGCGCGGGGTTTATTTGGTTATCATCAGCCGCTGACTACGGCAGAATTAGGGGTTATCAGGTAGAACTGGCGTCCGATGGCGCGCCGACCCCGACCCGGCAGAGGATTCAAACCATGAACACGAACCCAAACCAAGGCATTCGCGACCTGATCCTCAACAAGCGCGGAGACCGAAGCCTCGAATCCCTCTCCAAAGCCTGCGGCGGAATTCCCACCCGCGCCAACCTCGACCGCCTGATCAACCGCCCCGTCCTCAGCTGGCCAAAAGAAAACGCTGTCATCCTCGGCCTAGCGAAAGGCCTCGGAGTCCGCGTGATCGACGTCGTGGTCGCCTACGCCAATTCACTGGGCCTGCCAGTCCAAACAGACTCCTCAAGCCTCACCCTGCCCGGCGCCGGCCACCTGCCCGAGGCATCACAACGCATCATCCGCGAAACCGCGGACAACATGCTGTGGTGGCAGGAGCAGCAAGAAGTCGCCCAGGCAGATCTGGAGAAGTCTGAACGCAACGTGAGCCGCCTGGAGAAACGACTGGCGCGCTACCAGCAGCAGGCACACCCGGAAGCTGCCAGCGGGGAGAACGTGCACGAACTGTTCCCCGAGGACCGTATGGCCGCGGACAAGGGCCAGCCGGGCGTGGATCCGGAGCAGTTACCGGAGGACTAGGGAAAACGCGTGACCGCGGTCTAACTGTCGGCGCACGCCCTTATCTTCGAATACATGTTCGAAGAAGTTCTTTCACGCCTCCGCCCCCGCATCATTGAAAGGTACCTCCCCCACAACTGGTGGGGAGCCTACGACAACCGCACCCACACCATCTGGCTACGCCCCAACCTGGCGCCCATCCAACGGCGCTCCACACTCGCACACGAAACAGCGCACGCCGCGCTCGGCCACACCGGCCACCACCCCCGCCAAGAACGCCAAGCCGAAGAACTCGCCGCGTCCTGGCTAATCCCCTACCCCGACTTCGTCCGCGCCGGCCGCATCTACCCCACCGCCACCGGCCTCGCCCACGAACTCGACGTACTCCCCCGAGACATCCACGCATACATGCGCCTACTCGAACGCGCCCAAAATTAGAAAGCCCACCATGGTTGCACGAATAGAAGACCGCTGGTTCAAAAAAGACAAGCGCACCAAACGCCCTCGCTACGGCAAAGGCCTGCGATGGGTCGCCGTCTGGGACGACCTGGACGGCGTCGAACGCACCAAATCCTTCCGCACCAAAGACCAGGCACAAGCCCACCTGGAGAAAGTCACCGCCGACAAGAGCACAGGCACCTACATCAACGCCACGAGCGGGAATGCCTTCGTCGGAGACTTACTCGACCAGTGGGCCGCGGCCTCCCTGCACTGGCAGCCCTCGACCCGGGTTGCAGCTGAATCCGACATCAAAGCCCACCTCAGGCCGCACTGGGGTGACTGGACAATCGGCGCCGTGAGGAAGCGTGACGTGCAGGACTGGGTGGCGCAGATGCAGCAGGCACCTCGAACCGTGGGCACGATTCACGGACGGTTCCTAACGTTCCTGAACTGGTGCGTCGAAGAAGGCCTGATCGCCAAGAACCCTGCGTCTAGAGTGAACCTGCCTAAAGGTCGCGCTCGCGAGCATTGGTTCCTCACCATCGAGCAGGTTACGGCTCTCGCGAATACCGTCCACGAAAGATACCGCCCGCTCATTTGGCTCCTGGCAACTTGCGGGCTGCGGATCGGCGAAGCTGTGGAGCTGCGGGTCAAGGACCTGCAGCTGGAGCGGGGTAGGATCCGCGTCGAACGTGCCGTGGTGTTCGTGCGGGGCGGCTCCCCTGTTGTGGGTCCCCCGAAATCCGGTAGGGCTCGAACGGTCTCGGTAACCATGAAGCTGTCACGGATGCTAGGGGAACTGGCCAAGAGGCGCGGCCCTAACGAGCTCGTGTTCACGACGGTCCGCGGGTTGCAGATCCGACCCAATAATTTCAAGCGCAGGGACTTCGATAGCGCCGTCGCCGCGGTGAATGCCGCAGCCGCACTGGCAGTCGCTAAGGGAGACAAGGATGCACCCACGATTCCGGAAGGACTATGGGTGCACGACCTGCGGCACACCGCGGCGTCATGGTTGGTCCGGTCCGGGGCATCGGTGAAAGCGGTCCAGCGGATGCTGGGACACGCCACCGCGGCCATCACCCTGGACACCTACGCGGGTCTCTTTGATCAGGATCTCGATGATGTAGCGTCGCGCATGGAGGCCTTGTTGGAAGCTGCTTAG